ATCCTCTCTGCCAGCCTTCCGTATCCATTGGTGTCCATGTTTCCACGCCATTCGAAAACTCTACAGAAAATGTTTCCATATCTGCAATCGTTGTTGCGCTTTCCTTCGCTGTTCCGACTTTGAATTTATTGTCCAGTACTGGAAATACATTTGTTGCCTTTCCCATTTTTTCACCTCTTCGCATAAATAACAGCCGCTTCTATGACCATCTCACAGATACCAAAATCATCTGTCCCGATATCCTGCAGATCATAGAGCGGCTGTATGAATTTAATCGTCTCATTGTTTATTTTTATGTCTCTTGCTGTCCGGATTTTATCGAACAGGTCTGCTGCTACTGCTTCCGTCTCTCTTGCCGATTCATTCCAGTGAATCAATATGGTGATGTACTTTTCCCCATATCCTTCCGCAGAAACGCCTCCCAAAGCCATATGATAGGTATGCTGGTGCTTACTGTTGTAAACACCAACAGTTTCTTTCTGCTTATCAGGAAGTTTTGCCATATATACGCATTTGGATAAGCCAAGAGAAGCTATATAATCCCTGATATCTGCTAATGTCATATTCCTGCAAGCCTCCTGTATATCCGTTTGAAAGCATTTGCACAAAAATTTGCTTCTTTTCCTCCTGGCAGCCAGTCCTCATACCATTTTCCTTTTGCGTTCGGGTTTGCATCCGTGCTGAAATGGTATTCTGGATGAAAATATAATCTTCTGGCATATGGAGTGCTGGAAACAAGCGTTACCTTTCCCTGCCGGCTCTGGGAATAATCTACAAAG